ATTTGATCCAATGTTGTTACTATTTGCTATATTTGTATAATCATCTGTATCATCAGGTGTTAATAATGAATATCCAGGATCATCGTTTGTACTACTTCCACCTGCTAAAAATGCACCCATACATATACCTAAATATTTTCCTCCAGAATTTACATATTGTTGTATAATAGTTGTATAAGAACTTACATCTTTCCAAGCTGCATCGATATCATCTCCACCACCTGGTTGAACGTATAATGATACATTTTGTAAATTATCTAAAGTAAGTTGTATACGTCCACCAATAGTTGTTTCATCGCCTGTGCTAGCAAAATTTTCACCGTTAGAATCTAACCCACTTCCACAATAATGAACATTATATCCTCTACTTTTTAATAAATTGTAAATAGGAACAGCACAATCAGTCCCATGTTCATCTTTCGACGAAACACCTGAATAAACAAGAGCGATTGGTGGGTTAAAAGTACCCCGTATTATTCGTCTACGTGTTGCTGGTGGTCGATTACTATCATTGGTAGTTGTATAAGATGTGTTTTCACTTATAGCTATATCATTGGTTAGATCGTAGTCATTTAGAGTATCCCCTGTTACATTATTATACAAGTCAAAACTATTATTACTTTCATGCCCAACAATTACATTGGTTACACTATAAACACTTGCATTGTCAGGTACATGTCCCATATTATTAGAACCCGCACCTATTGCGTAGTTTGAAACATATTGGATAATATTTGGGTGTCTAGTATGAGAGATACTAAAATTACCAGGTGATTGAATACCATTTTGAGTGGAATAATATGTCATTTATTATACAAATATTAAAAGTATTTATAAAACTTGATTAATTACGTTATCAACGCTTTGTAATGCACCTTCTACCCAACCTTGATCTAACGAAATCATTTCTCCTACTATAAACATACCTTTTAAAGGTCTTTGTAATCTGTAAATAAACTCTTCACGATTTTCTTCACTTGGTTTATAATAATGTGTACCAATTTCCCAGTAAATCCCTTTGATTCCTAACAATTCTAGTGTATTTTTAGAAATACCTAAAGCTTTTTCAAGTAAATTGCAAAAATAAGAACGATTTTCCATAGTATCTTCAATATGTTTAGAAAGTTCAATTGCACTCTTGTTGTCACTATAGCTAATCATATAAATACCTTTATCACTGTTCATAGGTAATATTTTTTGTAAAGGACCTTTTACGATGGTAGTTGTCGGTACATATTCTTTTATTATTTCACGACAATGTTTTGCAAATTTTCCATATACACGTAAAAATGGCTGACCTTTTATTTGTTTATAAAAAGTATTATATTTGGTAATTAGTTTATTTACAGATGATATGGTAGTAGATATAACAACTTTTTTTGTATGAATTAGTTTACCGTTTTCCAATTCAACGCAAAAGATATCTTTATTTTTTGCAATGTTTATTACTTCCTGTTCAAGTAAGATATTTTTTTTACCTATAAACGTTGCTAATTTATCTACTAATAAACTCCAATCTACACGAAATCCTTCAAAATCGCATAAATTATCTTCAAAGCCATAGTGAAATAGTGTATCGTATACATCTTCTTTTTCATAGTCAGTAAATCCAGCAAAAGTGATAAATTCTTGATATTTTTGTGTACCTAATACAAAAGTAGCAAAATCTTTAAATGTAGTAATAAGAGGATATTTCATATATTGTTTACGTAATTTATTTAATATTTTTATAGCTTCTTTAGTTGTCATTTTTATATTATATGCATAATGATGACCTGTCATGAATGTTTTTATAGGCATATTCAGTTCATTCATTAATTGTCGTAAAATTAAATCTTTTTTTAAACGCCCGATACCAGCACCAGTAACAATTTCAGTATTGTAAAATAAAGATTTTCCAGCGCGACCTCCAAGTGTTTTATTACGTTCAATTAAAAGTAACTTGGAGTTGGGATAATATTGTTTATAAAGATAAGACAAATACAATCCAGCAATACCACCTCCAACAACAATAAGATCCATTATTTATTAATACATACAAATTTATAATATAAAAAGAAATATATATTTAACACTTTACTTAGTTATGAATGTTATAAAAAAATTAATAGTAAATAGACACTGTGTTGGCGAAACAATTAAATTAATGACTAAATCAAGAAAATGTACGAATACAAACTGGACTCAATTGGATGATTATATATCCAGTTTATGTCAACTTGTTACATCACAAGAGTTTGATACTATTTTTCCGGATAAATCAATATTAAGGGATTATCCAAATCGTATTGTATTATCTGAAAAAAACAAACTATTATCTGGTAAATGGAAATCACAACCGTTTGGTACTCAAAATCCACCTGATTTTATAGGTTTTGAAGAATATCAAAATTATTTATATATTTTTTATATTGAATGCAAGTCAGGTAAAGGTGAAAAAGCAACATGGAATTGTTCTTTACCGGTACCAAAACCGTATGTGTTGTATCCGTATTTTAATAAAACAATCAATAAATTATCTTTATGTTCTGGTGTTAATTTAATTAATACAGAAGAGTATCAATTATTACAGAGTGTGATGCCTCTTTTACGTGAAAAAAATAGTATTGAACATATTACAAAAAATTGGAGTTTGTATTTACGTCCGATGTGGTGTACGTTAGAAAATCATCCAGATAACACATCAGAAATTGAAGAATATATTACTACTTTTTCATAAAAGCTACAAGTTAGATTTATAACAATTTTCTGTTATAAATGTTTTTAAATTGTTGAAGGCTAGTAACGGGATGAATTATTTATACTTATCACTGACTTTAAAATAACCATCAGATCGTGGGAGGAGACCCATTGCAATAAGAGATGATTTGCGACTGAATCCAATAGAATTACCATTATGATGATCGATTAATGCTTTTTTAACATCTTCGACAGTTTTAAATGGTCTTGACAGACTAACCCTACGGGCTTGTATTGCATAGGGTGAACTCTTACCACTCATTTTATATTATAATAAATTTAATTTGTAATTGTTTTCATTAGAATAAAGGTTACTTTGTAAGGATCCGCGTCAGAAGCTGGTCTACGATCTTCAAAGTAACCTTTTTTATCATTTAATACTGAATTTGGTATACGAATACTACAACCACGATTACCGTATCCTACTGTAAATTCATCAGATTTACTTGTTTCACATTCCCCACAAAGACGTTTAGAATTATCACCATAATATAATAAATGTTCTTTATGAACAGGTTTTAATTTATCCATAAAATTACGAATAACATCTAAACCGTTATCAGCTCGTGTATCAATAGTACTCATATTTGTATGAAGTCCTGAACCGTTCCATGGGCTGTCTAAAGGTTTAGGTAAAAAACTTATTTTGACATGAAATGATTCAGCTAGTTTTTGTAAAATATAACGAGCAATCCATAGTTGATCGGCAGCATCAATTCCTTCACACGGACCTACCTGAAATTCCCATTGTGATGGGGCAACTTCTGCGTTAATACCACTAATTTTAATACCAGCTTTTAAGCACAATAGATAATGAGTTTCAGCGAGTTTTCGCATATCGATACCAATACCACAATAATAATTACCTTGTTTTTCAGGTATATTATTATCAGAAAAAGATAAAGGAGTTCCATTTTTGTTTGTAATAAAATATTCTTGTTCGATACCAAACCATGGTTTTAAATTATCGTGTTTTTCAAAATGTTGTAAAGCTAATAATCTAGAAGTAGATACATTTGTATCACATAAAACTAAAAAAGAGGTTCCTTCTGTAAAAAATGGATTTTTAACAATTTTTACTGGAAATAATTGCACTTCACTATCAACGGTTGTAGCTTGAAAAGTAGATGACCCATCATAATTCCAAAAAGGTATACTTACGATATCATATACAGTTTTGTATTTTGAACGTAACGCATTAGTACCATCTATCCATATATATTCTAAAATAATAGGAGAAGACATTTTATTATCATTCTTACTTTTTAAATAATCTTAATCTTTACGCATTCGGATGATTTTTAAGCCTATTTGTAGTTTAAAAATATGTTTATGAAAAGTAAAAAGTGGTGATTTATTGTCTCATGGAGTCTAATAATGTTTGGATTTCTTTGATATCGGCTCCCATAACATTACCCATTTGTTTTCCATTAATAAATGTAAAAAATGCAGGGACTGCACCAATTTTTAATATTTTAACAAGTTGTTTAGAAATCTGATCCTGTCCTTTAATCATTAATTCAGCATCAAATTTAAGAAAAATAATATCTTTATATTCAGGTAAAGTAGATACTTCATCGAGAATAGGTCCAATTTTTTTACAGGGTCCACACCAATCGGTATAAAGTTTCAAAAAAACTTTCATGGGAGGCGCTTCCATATTATTGGCATGAAAATTAGATTGAAAATTTTCAACACCTTTTGATAATATATTATAGAGTTGTTCAGATGTTTGAACATTTTTAAAACGCGATGGCATTTGTTGTTGCATTTGAGGTTGGGTTTGTTGTTGCATTTGAGGTTGGTTTTGTTGTTGCATTTGAGGTTGTTGGCCTTGTTGATTTGTGTTATTTTGATAACTTTCACGGATTGGTTGTTGATGTACAGGTTGTGCTTGTTGAGTAACATTTTGCGTTGGTACAGGTTGATTTTTTAAATAAGAATTAAAAGTAGCATAAGGAGAGGGTTTACGGGAATCTGACATTTTATATTTAGATTTTAAATTCTATAAGTTTGAATTTAAAATATTAGTTTATTGAGATTTTGGTTCTTTTTCATAATTGCAATACGCAAATATAATAAGAATAATTAAAGCGATTATTAACCAATTTTTCCAGCTTAGACCTAGAAAATGATAATGTCCATTACCATGATGACCTTCTTGATAGCCTTCCATTCGGGTGTCATTTTTACTTGTAATACGGTTAATCATTCCGTTACTATCTTTACTGTACATCTTTTATTTATAAGTTAAAAAGTTTATATTTTCATAATTTTCAAGATATCTTTTTCTATTTTATCACCTTTTTTACTTTCTTCCATTTCACTGAAGATTTTTTGTGCTTTATTGTCATCCATATAATGACGTAATACGTTAAGTGTATCTTGTTTCATTTCATTTTTCTTTTTACGAACTGTTTTACAAACTTTCTCAGTAATCACGGCCATACCTTGTGTTTTATCTTTTACACCAGCTTGATTTTTTTCTTTCAAAAACGCTTGTATTTTTTCTTTAATTTCTTTTTCACGATCAGTCAATTTTTTAAGAGCTTCTCTCCTTGTTTTTATTTCTGTTTTGATAGAACCCAGTTCTGTCATTAATGATTTTATAGTAAGTTCAGTAGCCATTTTTACATTATTGTAAAACTTTTAAATGTTATTATTTTTATTATAATAAATAACTATGGATGAATATACATATGATATTATAAATTGGGAACCTATCAATACGAATTCATTTAATTTATTGTCAAAAGTACACATTAAACCAGATATTAAACTGCTTGAATTGTTTAAACGTGCTCCATTAAATAATATTTTATGTATTGTAACTGGTACAAATAGTGATTATGATAATAACTTAATGTATGGTGTGATTGACAAATCAGAATTCGATTCTTCTTATTATATTACATTAAGTCATATATGGAATAGTTACCCAAATCTAACTAATCAAGGAAAAATTACATTTTTACCAAAATCGGTTGATCCAACAATTGATTATATTGAAAATAATGGTAGTGCCATTATTCCCGAAAAAGACATTGTACCACAGCCAAACTCAAACATACAAACTGTTGCAATGTCAAGTAATAGTAATGTCGAAAAAGAAAAAGAAATGTCTACATGTTATAATCCTAGAATGAAGTTATCTGATGTATTATTACCCATAGGAGTTAGTTTAGTACTTATTGGAATGTTACAATACTTGTTTCCTAAAAAATTTTTTAATTAGAATTTTACAATGCTGATTCACCGTAATATTATTATTTTCTATCAAATCATTCAAACAATTAACATTAAACCAACCAATACCATTGGCATCATTGTCTATAATATGATTTTGTGGATTCATTTCTGTTTCTTTTATCTCAGTTGTATAGTATAATGCTCTTGATTTTATCAACGTATGACTTAAAAATTGAGAAGGATGTATTGTCAAACCTGTTTCTTCAAAAACTTCTCGTACAGCACATTCTTCACATGTTTCATTATCTAACATTGTACCTTTTGGTGGCCCCCACATTTGTCCTCTTGATTGTACAAGTAAAATTTTACAAGTATCGGGGTCAATAATAAAACTACCAGCCTTGATAATTTTACCTGGGTTATATTTCCATGTATCATCTATTATTTTTATTTCTTTCGTATAAGGTGTAATTTTAAAATTACAACACTTATTTGGGCATTGATGCGTATTAATCATTTTTTATTTATATAAACTTTCTCTTATATAAATACAACCTTCTTTTAAGTTTAAATTTATTTATTTTAAAATGTTTACGTTTAGTTTATAATAAAATAGTATCAGTAGTTAATTTACAGTTTGTAATGTTACCAAAAAATGATTTATATTCGTATTCATCACATGATAAATCATTTTTGTAGACAATTGTTTTTCCTACACTATTTCTAAATTTATCTTTTCTTTCCACATTATACAACAACTTTTTATATTCTTTTTCAAGTATATTAAAATCAATAGAAGGTAGTATAACTACTCCTTCCCAGTCATTGCGTTTACCATCCATATCAATTTTAAAATCTTCTGGGTAAAAACTTATTGTTTTTGGTAGTTTCATAATAGTGTCAAGTGGTGTAGGTAATAAAGATGAACTTTTTGGAGGTAAAACACATGACAATTGAAAAAAAGGATCAAAAGGTTTATGTTCAGAACAAATTTTATCTGTATATTTTATTTTTTCTCCATATTTTGCAATATCACTACTGAACGGTGAGTAAGAATAGTTATAAAACCATTTCCAACAAGATACTCCTTCTAAATAATAAGTTAATACCCATTGCATACCTTCAATATATGATACACAAGCTTTTTCAATGTCTTTTTCTGTATTACAATTAAGTTTTGTTGCATAATAATCTTTACGATATTCTTCCCAGTTAAGTATAAATTTATCTTCTTTCAAAATTGTATGTTTTTCAAGTAAAGAATCTTTTAAATGTTTACGACGCTCTTCTAATATTTCAATTTCACTAGTTCCAAGTGTTGCTAGTAATATTAAAAGAGGTTTTAAATAAATTGTATTGCATTGTGTAACTATATTTCCATAAGATAATACAGTACTTCGATATACATCAAAAAAGTGTTCAATAGAACCTTCCAATATATCAATAGAAGGTAAATGGGGTAGAAAATCATTACCAGACATGAACATCATTAAAATGAAATCATTAATATAAAATTGGTCAGGTGTCATGGATGGTTCGTGTAATAAAGAATTTACTAAAGAATCACGTACACCTTTGATGTTAATATAAAAAAATTCAGTATTACCTTGAGTTTTATAAGGATTTTCTCGTAAGATATGAAAATTTTCTTTTTCACTTGCTAATGCCAACATGATTAAATCAGCGTCCATTCCATGAATCATAAAATGGTCATCTTTTTCACCAAAATCTCGAACAAATTTTACTAATTTATGTTCACCTTCACCTGGCACTTTTTCATTACTAAAGATAATTTCAATATTTTTCCACACATCATCACTTGTCATTTTCATACGAATATACCAATCTAAATATCTAGAAAGGGAATCCATAAAAGTAGTACCTGGTGTAATAGAATTACTATCAAATTTATTGTCAACATTCACATTCATATCTAATGATGTTTTAAAACGACGTTGACGTTGTTGATATTGTTTACTTACAGGTGCCACTCCGTCAATACATAATACTACACGATGCTTAGGTTTTACAAATGTAATTAATTCGTGAATATATTGTCCTGTTAATTCGAAAACATAATTTAATTGTTTTTTATAATTTTGGGGTCTCATGCTAGCATTTCGATTTGAAAAACTACCATAATGAAATGCTTTTTGCGCACAGTAATGAAAAATGCCATTTAAATCTATTAAAAATGTATCAATAGATGCCGCCGTATTTAATATGTTTTCAGTTATTTTTATATTTTTAATGTGATTTTTAAAGGTTTTTTTAAACCAACTAAAAAAATATTTAACACCCATAGTAAAACTAGCTTTACTTTTATATATGTTAATTCGATTAAATTAGAATTAACAATTTTATACAACCTACCAATCACAGTCATTTTATTTT